ACGCTATTGAATAAGCAAAAGAGGTAGCGCAATGCCAGCAAGCACAACTATTGAGGTCGTCGGGGTTAAACAGACAATTAACTCGTTGCGCAAAATTGACCCGCAGTTGCAAAAAGATTTTAAGGCTGACGCAACGGCGATCGCCCAGCCAGCGATTAACGCAGGTAAAGCGGTTTACAAAGATTTACCGCTATCAGGCATGAAATATGCGTGGACACAAAACGCTCGCAAGATATTCCCGTTTGTACCGAGCAAAGCAGCCAACGGGGTCAAGATGAGGTTTGACACTCGACGTAACGCCGTCGGCGTAATTCTGATAGAACAAAAAGATGTTGCGGCAGCCGTGTTTGAAACGGCGGGTCGCGCAAACGCAAACAAGTTAGGTAACGCGCTCGGGTTTGTTGGTGCTGGTCGCACTCGATTGATCGGCCCGGCGGTGTATAAAGCGCGACGCGGTATCGAAGCCGAGATGACAAAGATGATTGCTAAAACTATGCGTACCGTGCAAAGCGAGTTGTAGACATGGCACTATCTATTCCTATTGTCAGCGAGTTTGACGGCAAAGGCATTGACAAAGCGATTAAAGAATTTAAGCAACTAGAAACTGTTGGCGAGAAGGCACAATTTGCAATTAAGAAAGCGGCCGTGCCAGCAGCGGCGGCGTTGACTGCGGTTGCGGGTGCGTTGGGGTTGGCGGCTAAAGCGGCAGCCGAAGATGAACAGCAACAAGCGATTTTGGCTAACACTATGCAAAACGTAGTTGGTGCGACTGACGCTACGGTTGCGGCGACTGAGGACATGATTGCGGCTATGTCGAGGGCGACGGGTACGGCTGACAGCGAGTTACGACCAGCGTTCGCCGCGTTGCTTGTGGGTACTAAAGATGTTGGTGACGCAACTAGCGCGTTGACACTTGCCCAAGACGTATCGACTGCCACGGGTTTAAGTTTGGCAACCGTCAGCGACGCATTAAGCAAGGCATATGCAGGCAACATGAGAGGGCTACGTGCGTTGTCGCCCGAAATGGCTGGGCTAATTAAAGAGGGCGCGTCGCTCGATGTTGTAATGATGGCGTTAAACGACAATTTTGGTGGCGCGGCCGCACGATCAGCAGAAACCGCAGCAGGCAAATTTAAGATACTAAAAAACAGTTTGGCTGAGACACAAGAAAGTATCGGTGCGGCGTTGCTACCCGTGTTGCAAAAAGTGTTGCCATATTTGCAAGCAATGGCTGACTGGGCGCAACGCAACCCTAAAGCGTTTTTGATTATTGCCGGCACAATCTCAGCGGTCGCAGCGGCGATCGTTGCGGTGAATGTTGCTATGGCGTTAAACCCGTTTGGTTTGATCGCGGTAGGTATCGCGGCGTTAGTAACTGGTTTGACTGTTGCTTACACAAAATTTGAGACGTTTAGAAACGGCGTAAATTTTGTTTTAAATAGTTTGATTGCTGGTTTTGAAATGGTCGCTAACGCACACGTACGAATGACAAACAAAATTATTGATGGAATGAATTTAATTAACCCGTTTAAAGACATACCAAAAATGTCTGAAATTAGCCTTGGTCGTGTAGGCGGCGGCGGTGGCGGTTCAACACCTGTTACAGGCGATACGCGCACGGCTGACCGTATGGCTCGAGAGGCAGGCGCGTCTATTCCAAGTATTGCCCCGATCATTGGCGGTGGCGCTGGTGGCGGTGGCGGTGGTGGCAGCGTTGGTGGCGGCGGTGGCGGTATTGGTGGCGGCGGCGATCTAATGACCATACAAGGCGGTCTAACGACCGTAGGTATGGCTGAACGTATCGCAGCGCGTGGCGCGTCGCCCGTAACGATCAACGTGACGGGCGGTATTTCGACTAGCGCCGAGATCGGTCAAAGCGTGTTAGATAGTTTGCTTGCCTACCAGCGCGTCTCAGGGCCACTTGATTTACAGATAGCGGTCTAATGGCTGGGGTTGCGGTCGTTGCTAGTGGCAATTATGACTTAGAGATTGACACGGGGTTTGTGCAAGACGCGTTTTTGCTTGATGACGCGGTGCAAGGCGTATTAGATAACACGACCTACGTGCTTGACGGCACGACACAATATGCAAGCGTTTTAGACGGCATTAACCAAGTGTTTGTGCGTCGAGGGCGACGCGATCAAGGCGACCAGTTCGGTGCTGGCACTATGTCGTTTACCATGCTTGACACCGACGGTATCTTTATGCCGTTTGACGAGGCAAGCCCCTACTACGACACGCCTAACGCTAAGCCGGGTTTAGCACCTATGCGGTCGGTGCGGTTGTCTCGATACAGCGCCACCAACGTCAAAGAATATTTGTTTGTAGGCAAGATCGTTAACTTTATTTACAATTTTGCGCTTGGCGGTTTAGATACGGTGACGGTGTTTTGTGCCGACGATTTTTATTTGTTATCGCAAACATATTTAGATGAGTACAACGTCAGCGAGGAATTGTCAAGCGTACGTGTGTCGGCAATACTTGACCGACCCGAGGTCGCATTTCCCGTCGCTAACCGTGACATCGGTACTGGCACTCAAACGCTTGGCGGCGCGTCAGCGTTCACGATCGAGCAAGGCACAAACGTTCTCGGTTATTTGTCGCAAGTCAACGAGGCTGAGCAGGGTCGGCTATATATGTCACGTGACGGCGACATTGTGTTTACGCCGCGCATAGGCACAACGCTCGACCCAGCCGTAGCCGATTTCCACGACGACGGCACAAACATACCGTACAACGGCGTGGGCATAACATTCGAGGCTGATCAAGTTACTAACCGTGCGGTTGTACAAATATTGGGCAGCAATAATCCGCAGGTCGTTGACGACGCTGGCAGTCAAGCAACGTACTTTATACAGACTTACAGCATTACAAACAGTTTGTTGCACAACGATACGGCCGCACTTGACTTGGCAACATATTTGCTTGACCCTAACCCTGAGCCAAGATACACGTCGCTAGCGACATCGTTTGCAATGTTGAGCAGCGCCCAACGCGACACGGTCGCAATACTCGACATATCTGACACGATCACTATTGAGAAGTCGTTTGCACCCGGCACAACCCCAGCGTCACTAGCCCAAAACCTAGCCATTGAGGGTATTGAGCATACGATTAACGTCAATACAGGTCATAGCGTTGTTTATTACACGTCGCCCGTGATTGTGTTGAACGAGTTGATACTTGACGATTTGTCGTTTGGTATCATCAACGCTGACAACGGGTTAGGTTAAAGTAGGTTAAATATGGCGATACAAACATTTACCGCAGGGCAGGTTTTAACAGCCGCGCAAATGAACAGTTTGCAAGCAAACGATTACAACCAAACCGTCAGCACAAAAACCGCTAATTATGTTTTGGTTGCAGCCGATAAAGGCACTCGAATTGAAATGAATAAAAGCGGTGCGGGTACGGTAACGGTAAATACTGGTTTGTTTAGTGCTGGCGATACTTTGATTATTTCTAACATTTCGGCTGACGCGGTAACGGTTACGGCAGGTACGGCTACGGTTGTTGGGCAAAATTTGGTTATACCGCAATACGGGCAAGGTACTTTGTTTTTTAGTTCTGCGTCAGCGTCAATTTTTTTTTTAGCGGGTAGTGGTACAAGTTACGGCACAGCAACAGGCGGTATTGGTTCACCAACAGCGGTTACTATTGGCGGCGTAAATTACCAGTATTTGCAGTTTAATTCGACTGGCACTTTGACGGTTACTAAAGCCGGGTTTTTTGATTATTGCGCGGTCGGCGGCGGCGGTGGTTTGTTGTACGGTGTGTCGTATGCAACGGGCGGCGGCGGCGCTGGACAAATTCGATTTGGTTCAGTTTATTTAGACGCAAACCAAACAATAACTATCGGTGCGGGCGGCGCAAAATTTATCAGAAATATAAACAGTTTGACGCAGGGCGGCGATACAACAATTGCGGCAACTTCACCATTTACACAAGTTGCATTAGGCAATGTAAACAGCGATGAAAATTTTGTCATTAAAACTTTTGTTGGTGGCGGTCTTGGCTGTATGGGTGGAGTTGGTAGAACGGCGCAAACAGGTTCGGTCTATAACGGTTATCAGGGCGGCAATTCGACTGCTACAAGTAATGGTGGTGGCGGTGGCGGTAGCACAGCCGCAGGTGGTAACGGTGCTACGACAGTTGGCGGCGCTGCGGGTGCTGGTACTGATGTAGCGGTATTTATAGGCGGTTCAGAATTGCGTAAGGCTATGGGGGGTGGTGGTGGTGGTAGTGGTACGGGTGGCGCAGCTGCAACTGGCGGCGTTGCAGGTTCAACTACAACAACTGGCAACAACGGCAACGCTAATTCGGGTGGTGGTGCTGGCGGTACAAATGGCGACCCGACAGCGCCTACAGGCAATGGCGGTAGCGGAATTGTTTATATCAGGTGGAAGGTTTAGTAATGGCACATTTTGCAAAAATTGAAAACGGTTTAGTGCAACAAGTAATTGTTGTATCAAATGATGATTGCGGCGGCGGCGAATTTCCCGAAAGCGAACCGATAGGCCAAGCGTTTATAGCGTCATTAGGTTTAACAGGTGATTGGTTGCAATGCAGTTACCACGCAAATTTTAGAAATTGTTGGGCAGGCGTAGGTTACGCATTCGACCCTGACGCAGGCGAGTACGGCGAATTTATAGAACCACAACCGATTGACGACGACGACGAGCAATAATGCAATGCGATACAGGTTGTTTGCGTTAGTACTTATGTTGACCGCTTGCGAAACAACACGCGACAACACACTCACAGTCAAATCACGCGTCAAAAACATGACGCTAAACAACTGCAATGTGCCTGATCGTTGCGGCATAACACCATGACCCGGCACAGATACACACCGAACGAGTTACACGCTCGAATGGTTGTTACGGTCGGCGTGTTGTTGGCAGTCGTATTTGCCGTAGTAGTAATTGGTTTTGTGTACGGCCTGCTATTTATATCGCAACCTATGGAACAAGCACCAAACGACAAAGAATTTATATCGTTAATGGCAACGATCGTCACGTTTTTGTCAGGCACGTTGGCTGGCATTGTTGCGTCAAACGGCATAAAAAACAAAGCAAAAAACGATGCCGAATAGACCGTACACAATCACGCAACAACCAGTCGTTAAAGCAGCGTTGGCTGGCACAACCGAGTGGGCAAAACTTTGTTGCCAACACAGCAACGGCAGTTTGTGGAATAACGGCACATTTGTTAACCGCGATATACGCAACCGACCCGGCACGATCAGCAACCACGCTCGAGGGCTGGCAATGGACTTGTCTTACCGTTGGCTAAACCAAAAAAAGTTAGGCAAACAAGACGGCCGCAAAACGTCACTAGCATTCATTGTCAAATGTTTAGAAAACGCCGATCACTTGGGCATACAACTTGTAATTGACTACGCGTTGCAACGGTCATGGAAATGCGATCGCGGCACATGGCAACCACTACCGTCAGTCGAGCAGGGCGACTGGTATCACATTGAGATTGACCCGCACGTAGCCAACGACGCAATGATCGCAAAACAGCGCTGGATAACGGTTTTTGGGGTATTCCCCACATCGCCACCAAAACCCGTCTAGGGTTATAGACCTACCGAGAAAGTAGGTCACTTATGACACTCATCACCAAACTTGCCG